TTTGAAAGTAAAGGAATTGAACAGGGAGCAACACTAATAAAAAACGATACCACTTACATACACACAACGTATTTGGATAATATAGAGAATTTATCCGAATCATTTTTAAACCAAGTGGAAAACATAAGGGTAAGACGACCAGAGAAATACAAGCACACAATTTTAGGGGGTTGGTTAGACAAAGCCGAAGGAGTTATTTTTACCAACTGGAGGATAGGAGAATTTAAAGAAATTGGAACAAATGTATACGGGCAAGACTACGGATTTAGTGCTGATCCAACGACGTTAGTAAAAACAAACATAGACAAGACAAATAAAATTATTTATGTTAAACTACTTTACTATAAACAGGCACTAACCACAAGCCAAATTGCAAGGTTAAATTTAGAGTTTGCAAGTAAAGATTTAATCGTGGGCGATAACTCTGAACCGAGATTAATTAGTGAATTAAATGCACTTGGAAATAACATTGTTGCAACAATCAAAGGTGCGGACTCGGTAATATATGGAATTACTTTACTACAGGATTATGACTTAATTGTGAGCGAGGATAGTATAGATTTAATAAAAGAGTTAAACAATTATTCTTGGTTGGAAAAGAAAAGCAAAACACCAATCGATAAACACAATCACGCCATAGATGCTCTTCGTTACGCAGTATCTTATCAACTGGACAACCCAACTAAAGGACAATATTACATACGATGAACGATTTACAAATAATGATTGAGGCAGTACAAATTTACATTTACCAAATGAAGGGTGTAAGGGTTAGAATTTACCTGCGAGATATTAGAGATATTAATTTGCTAAAGGAAGCATTTAATTACATACAACAAAAACAGCATAACAAATAAATAAAAATTTAATTATAAAAATATGAAGTTTGAATTAAACGTACCGACAAGTTTAAATGAAATTACTTTAGGTCAATACCAAAAGTTTTTAGTTACTAAAGAGGGAAGCAATGACGAGGAGTTTGTCGCTCAAAAAATGATTGAAATTTTCTGTGGCATAGAATTAAAAGAAATTGCTAAAATGAAGTTAACGGACATTAACGATTTAATATTACACTTCACAAAAATATTTGATGTTAAACCAAAGTTTCAACCAACGTTCAAAATAGGTACACAGGAATTTGGATTTATTACAAGTTTAGAGGATATAAGTTTCGGTGAGTATGTAGACCTTGAAAACAATCTTTTAAAGTGGGACACTTACCACAAAGCAATGGCGGTAATGTATAGACCAATAACATTGAAATTTAAAAATCAATATAAAATTGCAGACTATGAACCAAACAAAGAAATACAAGACTTAATGAAGTTCGCCCCTGTAGACATCGCAATCGGTTCAAGTGTTTTTTTTTGGAATTTAGGAAGCGACTTATTGCAAAGTTCACTTTCTTATTTGGAGAAGCAAACGCAGAAGGATCCGAGGATGGCGGAGAGTTTAATGAAAGAACTCAATTTGCAAAACATTGGGGCTGGTATCAATCCATTTACGCACTTGCACAAGGAGACGTTTCAAGATTTGAAGCAGTTACCAGACTTAAACTTATTGAATGTCTTACCTATCTCACCTTTGAAAAACAAAAGCAAGAAATTGAACAAAGAGAATTAAATAAAATACAGAAACGATGACAGGTTATTATAACTTACTGGATAAATTAAAAACACATTTTGACGCAGATGCAATTGTAAACACGGTTACACAAGGCGACATTTTTAAAGTTGATTTAAGTAAACAAACTATTTTCCCTTTGTTGCATATTATGGTTAATAACTGCACAATAAATGGAACAACCACCAGTTGGAATGTAAGTTTAATTGCAATGGATGTTGTTGATTTATCCAAGAGTGAAACAACAAATATTTTTTTAGGCAATGACAATGAAATTGACGTACTGAATACTCAACAGGCAGTATTAAACAGGGCATTTGAAATAATGAAAAGAGGCAGTTTAATGTACGATTTATTCCAGATTGAAGGAACTGCAAATTTAGAACCCTTTACAGAGAGGTTCGAGAATTATATGGCAGGTTGGACAATGACTTTTGATGTAGTTACACCGAATGAAATGACAATCTGTTAAGATGAAACAAACAGAGGTACAAATACAATTAGAAAAGTTTAGGGATCTTGTTATTAATGAAGCAAAGAAGAATTTAAGTAGTTTACAAAAAAACGATACTAAAGGACTTTTTGAAAGTTTAAAAGGAAATGTTAGGGCAATGCCTAATAGTTTCAGTATGGAGTTTGAAATGAGCCCTTACGGACAATTTCAAGATAAAGGAGTTAGAGGTAAAGACCCAAGTAAGGTTTCTAAAAATGCAAAAATAAGGGGGCAACAAGCACCAAATTCGCCTTTCAAGTTTGGCAGTGGTTCGGCCTCTGGGCAATGGGGGTTATTTGTAAGCAATATTGAAAAATGGGCACAAAGAAAAAACATAAGATTAAGAGATGAAAAGGGCAAATATAAAAAAGGTGGTTATAATACAATCGCACAAATAATAGCAGGAAATATTTACAACCGTGGCATAAAACCAAGTTTGTTTTTTACAACACCATTTGAAACTGCATTTAAAAGATTACCAGATGAGTTAATTGAAAAATTTGGTTTAGACATAGAAAATTTATTTAATCAAGCAATAAGCAAAGAAAAAAAATAATGGCAAATATATTCGCACGTTCACCCTATATAGTTAGAATTGCACAATCTGGGCAGATTGGTTCAAAGTTGGAAATTTATTTAAGTCCAACAACTTTTGGAACACCAACATACACGTTAAGCAAATTAATACCTTCGCCAACAAACGTAGAAACACTTTACGACATTAGTCCATATATTAGGGAATACATACGTTTTTTGGCTTGTTCCTCTGGTGGAAATACAGCAATATCAAACCCAACAAATGAAAGGGTAAATATACAACTAAAACTCTATACAGATGACGGAACAACGGTTGCTCAAATTGGAGGAGCATTAACGCACATAGGGTTTGACGGATATACATATTACGAAGAACTATACAATAAAGATTTAGGAAATTATGGACTTGATGAAGGAAGTTATTATTATAACCCTGCAAGTGATCCGGGAAAAATTAGGGTAACAGGTGGAGCAAGTTTTACTGCAAAATATACAAATTTAAGCACAGGAACGTTTACAAGTTTATCAATATCAAATGGAACTTTTGACATTCCAAGAGTAAGAACAACACCTAATGAATTGGCGGTTGGAAATAAAGTTGAAATATTAAATGCCGCTTCAGTAGTGCAAAAGACTTGGTATTTTTACCCACAGGATGAATGTAAATACACACCCGTAATTATTGATTTTGTAAATAGATACGGAGCGTGGCAAAGAGAATTCTTTTTTAAAGCAAGTACAGATACTTTCACCGTTGAAAACACGGAATATAATTTACTTCAAACTTCACAATTCAATGGTTCACCTTCAACTTTTTATAGCGGTCTGGAAGGACAAAGAAAAACATTTAACACTAACGCAAAGAAAAGTATAAAAGTTAATACAGGTTGGGTTAAAGAAACTTGGAAAGAAGTTTTAAAACAGATAATGTTAAGTGAAAGAATTTTAATAGATAACAAACCAGCAAAGTTAAACACCAAAAGCACAGAATTATTTAAGCAGATAAACACGAAACAAATAAATTATTCTTTGGAGTTTGAATTTTCTTATGATGTTATTAACTCTGTTATATAATGAAAAGAGAAGTTGCAGTTTATATAGAAACAGATATTAATCAAGCAGAAACAAATTATTCACGTCTGGAGTTATTCAATGATGAAAAAATTTCTGTAAGTTCTACTATACAAAATATATCCGATATAAGTAAAATCTTTACGGACTTTTCGCAAGGTTTTACAATTCCTTGTTCACCAATAAACAATGCAATATTTAAACACTTTTACCAGAATGACGTTGATTCGTTAGGGATAATAGACTATCAAAATAGATACAATGCTTACATTGAAATTGACACGGTTTTATTTAGAAGGGGCAAAATTCAGTTAGAGAAAGCAAACCTAAAAAACGGACAAGCAGATAGTTATTCAGTTACTTTTTATGGTGCAGGTGTAAGTTTAAAAGATTATTTTAATGAAGACAAATTAAGTCAATTAGATTACACGCCAGTAAACCACCAATACGATAGCCAAGAAGTTTACGACCGTATAACAATAGATAGCGCAACAACTGATTATGATGTTCGTTACCCTTTTATAACTTCAAAAAGAGTTTGGCAATATGGATCAAGCGTTCCAATTTCACAAGGCGATTGCCCCGATTGGTTTACTTATCCAGTTAATGATGAAAATAATATTTCAAGTCCAACGGGTCAAATACTTAATACGGAATTATTTCCTGCGGTTAGGGTTGCAAGTATATTTGATTTAATCCAAACAAAATACGGAATAACATTTAACGGTTTATTTTTAGCAACGGATAATTTTAGAAAAGCGTTTTTATGGTTTAAGAATAAAGACAAATTAATTTTAAGCGGTACACCTGTTCCGATAGATATTACAAGTGTTAGTTATAACAATCTTAACCCACAGAATGCGTTTAATGTAACAAATAACACGTTTAAAATATTACCCGCAGTTCCTTCAACTTCTTATACAACTACGCACACTTTACAAATTTTTTGTACTGCATTAACAACCGACCCGTTGGAATTTTTTGTTGATGTTTACAAAAATGGAGTATTCAGTCAAGCGTTCACTTATAATACTTTAATGCCGTATACAAATGCAACACCTTTAACTGCACCATTTACAATTGACATTAACAATTCTGATACGGCAACTTTTAGTTTTAAAGTTAGAGCAAATTCTTACGATACGATAGACTTTGATTTTAGATACACAAAAAAACTTTGGTATACAGGCGGAAGTGCAATAAGCACAGGAACGGCAATCGCAAATTCAAGTCAAATAACTTCGGGTTTTACAAATTTAGCATTAATGGCGCCCGATATGAAAATAAGCGATTTTGTTTCTGGAATATGCAAAGAGTTTAATATGACCGTTTACTCAAATGAGAAAAACGTATTTACTTTTGACCCGTTGCCTGTTTGGTATGGAAAGGGAATTATTCGAGATATAACGCAATTTACTGATGTTACAAGCATTGAAATTGAACGAATGAAACTTTATAAGTCCATTGAATTTAAGTATCAAGATAGCGAATGTTTTTTAAATAAAGCATTTTTAGAAAACCCTTTGAATATAGATGCTCACGGATACGGAAATGCAAAAATAGGTTTTGAATATGACGGCGGAGATTACAAAATAGATAGTCCATTTGAGAACTTATTACAAAATAATTTTGGAAATGGTTTGCAGGTTGGTTATTGTTTAAATAAAGATTTTTCACCTTATGTTCCAAAACCTGTTTTATTGTATATGAATAAAGTTTTTCAACTTCCATTTGGAGATAAATACTATTATGAATTAAATGGCTCTCCACAATCATTAAGCGATTACATACCATTCGGACAAGACACAAACACAGATAGTTCAATAGGCGGATATTTACCCGTAACATTAAATTTTGGAGCGGAAATTTCAACTTTTTACAATGTTGTAAATATCAACACACTATACAAACTTTATTATTCAAATTACATTGAAAATTTATACAACGTTAAAAATAGATTAGTAAAAGTAAAAACCATTTTACCAATTTCTATATTGACAACTTTACAATTAAATGACAGACTTGTTATAAGAGATAAACGTTATTTGATAAATGAAATGCAAAGCGATTTAACAACAGGTGATGTTAATTTTACTTTAATAAGCGACTTTGAGGAAGTTAAACCAATTAAAACTTTTGGAAGTTCTGTTGCAGTAGGAAGCCAACACAAATCGGCAATTTATTTTAGTAATGGAGTTACTGAAGTTGCAGTAACAAAAAGTGCAAACGCAAGTAATGTTACTTTGTCAAACACTAAAATCACAAGTGAAGAAATTTTACAAATTACGGTTCCACCAAATGCCGCAAGAATAATTACAATTTCATTAATAAGCAATTACGCAGACGGAACACAAGATACAAGTTACATAATAATACAACAACAATGATAAACCAAATAATACAAATGCTTTTATTAAGCAACTTTTATGGAGAGAGTGAAAACATCGACATCGCAAAAGGAAAATATAAATTTAACTCAAGCATAAAAGAACAATTTAAACAAGCATTGAGAAAAAAATTAATGGAAAAAAAACTAAAAAATAATGGCTGAAAAAAGAGTAATTGAACTTGAAGTAAAAACAAATGCAGGAACCGCAGCCGCAGAAATAAGTGGCGTTGCTGTTTCATCCACAGCGGCAACAGCAGGGGTTACAGCGTTAGGGAATGCAAGTGCCGCCACTGGTGCAAAGATGGGGACATTTGGAGCAATCAAAACTGCAATTACAGGACTTATTCCGGGGTTAAGTGCCGCAGAAGGTGGAGTAATGAAGTTGGGCGCACAATTTATGAACTTACTTAAAAACCCAATTGTTTTACTTATTGCGGGAATTGTTGCAGGTTTAAAATTGATCTATGAAGCGTTTCAATCTAACGTTCAAGGAGGAAAAGAAATAGCCGCAGTTTGGGAAGGATTAAGCGCCGTTGGAACACAGGTAAAGGACGCGTTTATGGGATTAGTTAGGACTTTAGGTTACGTTTACCAAGCGGCATTTAAGTTTCTTACATTAGACTTTAAAGGCGGAATGGAGGCAATCAAAAACGCAAATGGAGAAGCCGCCGCTTCATTTAAACAATTAGGGGACGCCGCAAGTGGAAAAACTTTTAATATTGTAAGGGGTTTAGAAAAGGAACAACAGGCAAACAATAAAGCCAAAAAAGAACAAGTTGTTGCACAATCACAAGTTAACAAATTACTTGTTCAATCCAGAGAGATTTTAACAGATGAAACCGCTTCAATGGCGGAAAAAAGAAAAGCACTTGCACAGGTAACAAAAGAAGAAACAAAAGCCGCAGCAGAACGTGTAAGAATAGCCGCTAAAGATTTAGAAATTTTACAAAAGAAAGCAAAAGCACTTGGAGGACAAGCCGAAATAAAAATGAAGCAGGAAATTAGAGACGCAACGGTCGCCCTAAATGAAGCAGAAACCGAAGGCGCTATGACTGGCATTAAATTGAACAGGCAAAAGAAAATGTTAGC